CCGGGAACAGAGGATCAGCGGCAGTCTTCCGGAAGTCAACGCGTGCTGTCCGTCGAGTCCGCTTTCCGTAAGCGGATGAAACGGTCAGCTTCAGATTGCCGTCGTCCTTACTATAGACGGCGCCATTCTGATTCGTCGTAACCCTCGGGAGAGAGTTAGCGACAGCGTTGACAGTCAGGGACTGGGGATCGGTGAACAAGGCATGACTCCAGCAGGGAAGCGGTGTCGACCACTGGTTGTGGTTCGATCACCGTTGGGATGGACTCGGGCATGAATAGTGGCAGCAACATAGTCACTGCCCCCACCACTCCCGCTGCTATGAACCAGAGATAGCACCCATAAGGTGCACTCTCTACGACGGGCTCCTCTACAATAGAGGGACCATCGTTCAGGTAGCCGTCGAAACGCTGCCAGGGGTTCACAGCAACCTCCCACCCTTGGATAAACCAAGGGCGGTAAGGATGGCCCACTGACGTGCAGAGAATGCCACGGCAGGGTCCAGGCCGAAACCGTAAGGGGTCGCCTTCACTCTCTTCTTGACTTTCGTCACGAAGGTCTGAGAGTGAGGTCCGGGGGGTCCACCCTTAAGGGTGACACCCTCCATCAGATAGGTGTCACGTATTGTGTAAGTACACATTACGTAACCCCATCTCATGACAAGGCTGTCGTTGCTAAACGCGGCAATGTTATGTGCGACATCACCGGCATTCGCAAACCAATCGGCAGCCCAACTCCAGGGGGTAAGCTCCCAGAGGGTATCGACACTAGGTCGAATCCCGTACAGCCTGTTTAAGCGCTGTGCTGCAGCACTCATCTTATCAACGGCACGATCACCGTCGGTGTAAAGATAAGTGAATGCACCTGAGAACCAATACTCGTAAGTTTCCTCACGAGTATAGGTAAGCTTACCCGGATACGTAGCGAACGCATTGGGGGTAGCCAGACGCAAGCCTGGCGAACCGTACCAAGACGTTGACTGGACCGTTGGTCCCGTTACGTACCGTTCTGTAGGAAAGGTGTAGCGTCGCCTAATAAGGCGACCGGAGTCACGCTTAAGCTGCGCGACGACCTTATCGGCCGTACGCGCAGCTTCTCCGAATTTCCGGAGATCATTGACAAGCGGTTGGATCCCGAAAACACCATTAAGGTACTCGTCACCTAGTGACGAAGGACCTTTATGGCCAATCAGATTCCGACCAGGGACGGACGGAAGTCCTTCCCTGAGCTCGCCAATGAACTGCGCAGCTCCAGCTACTGGATTCGTGGGCGCCGTCCTTGCAATCGCCGCGGCTCCTTTACTGATCATCTTGAAAAGAAGATCAGTATCCGAGTACGACGGGAACAAGGAAGACGTTGGTCCCACGTTGTGAGCCTTAGCAACCCAAGGCCCACGATATTGATACCGGTAAACGCCGG